GGGGAGGAATATCCGATAGAATCTTCTGGTGTGGGCGGATTTGCATCATTCAACCATGCAGTAGGTTTACCTATTGACATATAGAGATTGTTATATACTGACTGTCCTTGGTGTGCCCAAGTAACAGCTCCATCAACAAGCGAACTAGGTGTCGGCCCCGATGTTCCACTATCTCCGTTGTTTAAAGCAATCCAGAGATTTCCATCTTTTACGACTGTATCTCCCAACGCATATGTATGACTTGCTTGCCATATAGCTGCCGATCTGTTAATAGATTGCAGAAATTCCTGAGCATTAAATATTCTCAGTTTATTTGTGATAATTGCTGCCATTTTTTTACCTTTTGCATATGATTTTTATATTATTTATAATCTTTTTTAGTCGATTGTCGTCGTTTCTAAAATTTCATTCAATTCTTCAACAGTTGTGGGTGCTGAATTATATTTTATTAGAGTTGCTTCTGAAGCATAATTAGTTTTATCATGTAATGTTTCTGACGAATATTTATCAATTGTATTAAGATCGATCAAATTTTTATTATAATCTAAACCAGATTGCACTCTATTGTTAAACTTGGATCGTTCTACAGATAAATTTGTTGGACCCATTCTTTTTCTAGTTTTGGCCAAAGGATTTTCTTCTGACATAATCAAATAAACGGGCGTAAGATTTACTATAGAATCTAGAACTGCTTTATATTTTCTATCCGCTTTAGTTACTACATCTGACATAACGGTATTTCGCCATTTGTGATCTGTTCCATCAGTAGTCGCAATCCAAGTACCATCGGAGTTAACATCTGTTGGGACATTATACCAAACATTATATTCGGGGTGTTTCGTTGCAACATATGTCAGACCGTTTCCTTGTAGTAAGCTTCTATATTTGTGGTATGGGGAGTTTAACATTTCCGCCGCAGGGCTGAAAAGTAACGATGATAATTCATCCCAAGGATATACGTCCCTAAAATAAAATTTAAATCTTTCAAGAGATTTCCAAGTCGTATGTAATGTTGGAACATCACCATCTTTATTATTATTAAATCTACCAGAAATATTTATAATCATTTTTTCATCACGAGGATTGGCGCCATCCATAATAGATCCGATCCAACTATTCGCGTTTCTGTCAACATTTCCTCTGAATATATTATCCCATCTAAATTCTACTATATTTGGTCCACCACCCGCAGCATTATCCCATGTGGGCGTGTTAGAAGTATAATTAGAAACTAGATCAACATCATAAACAACGTATCTTTCGCCGACTGAATTATCTATCATAGCGCTAGTAATTTTAAATTTTCCCCAAGGCCGTGTATTGATCCAATCATCTGCAACCATATCTTCGTCAGAAATATCATATACAGTGACAGTATTTCCTATAAGACCCGAAGTGTAATAGTGAGAATAATCTTTTCCAGTTGCCTCTTTAAAGTTTAATGCTATCTTTTTAACTTGCCACCAACCATCAGAAGCATTCGTACCGTCCGACTGCAATAAAGCATATCTTCCAGAACCAGTATCTACCGAAGTAGCCCCAGCAGTATCATCGGATACCTCGCCCTCACCAACGCCATTATACATTCCATCTATTGTAGAATTGACAGTTAGTTGTCTATTATCATATTTGAATATATTTCCATGAGAATTTAAATAATTAGTATCTTGTCTTGTCGAAGTAGGATACCAATGACTATCAGTTTCCCCATATGCCCAACGACCAAGGCCGTCCATATTTTTCACTTTCATATTGACATTTTTAATAATCTCATATATAAGTTGGGCCCATGCTATTCCAGCACCTTTTCTGATTTCAGCAGTAGTAGAAATACTATATTCTCCAAACATCATTAGACCAGCTGGGTGAACAATCTTTTTAACGATTTTTCTCCAATCATCAATATATCTTCCAACCTTGACAACATAGGAAAAGTCTTGCCATAAATAACCGTCATATAGTCTATTATCGTCAGACAAGAATCCTTGTTTGTTTAAAAACTCGCCCTGTCTAATACAAAGGGGCCCTGTCAACACTGTCGCAGTTGCTTGCCCATCGCCAAACGAACTCAAGTCGAGCACTGGCGGTGTGGTATAATCGACGCCAAACCCTTCTCGTTCCGATTGAAAACTATTTCCCTTAATTTGAAAACTTTCTATTCGACCGATATCTTTGCCGTCACCCAAAAACCAAGCACCAGATCCTTTTGATCTATAAGTATTGGTTTCTTTTTTGATATATCCATATGGTTTTTTCATATAGTTATTTCCTGAAGTTGTTACAGATACCATATCAATTTCAGATCTAGGTTTTGATGTCCACGATATTCTAAGAGAATTTCCATCAGGTAAAGAATATGTGGAATATATGCCACTTTCATCAGATTTTCTCAAGGATATTTTATTAGCTGACACAGGGTGATTTTCATTACGAATAAAATATTCTAAATCACTTTTCAATACGCTCAAATAACTTATTTCTATGGTTTCGTCTATACCCAAATCGGGAGAAAATACAATTCCGCTACCCAAACCAGTTATAGGATTGCTATCAGAATCTAATGCTTGAGTAATTGTATATTGTGGGGTTATAGGAGTTCCCCCATTATCGGTTTCGCCTGGCCCGAACATTGTCGAATGTGTGGTAACAGATTCGCCCAACCCATTTAAAGAAGTCACACTTCTAATAATTCTGGGAGTTTCGTTTATATCAAACATCATAGAAAATGCAGATTTATTTATATCCGTAACTTTAAATGTAACTTTTAATGGTACAGATTCGCGGATAGTCTGAACAGAAGGAATTGGATTTATATATATGGGATTCATTCCGACCCCACTAATAGAATTGTCAGTTCCTGTATCTTCTATAGAACCAGCTACTTCCTGATATCTTTGACCAGATGTAAACCTGAGAGTTCCAAAGAATCCGTGGTTATAATCTTCTATAGAATATGATGAGTCTTCCATTTGCCTGGCACCCAGATAGAAATTCTTTGCTGGTTTCGAATATGTCAGAGAAACCACATCCCCCACTGATAAACTCGACCAACTGATACCAGCACCGTCTTCAGCAGTGATAGACTGTGATGGTAAATATTGTATCCCTAGTGCAGAATTTGCTGTATAGGTTACACCAACTTCGATAGGACTCTTTGGGTTATATGATTTTGTAATACCTGTTATGTTTGTCGAATCAATAGTGATTGTTTCTGTATACTCTCCGTATTCGGAAATATCGAAGTAAGTATTATCAGAAATTGCAATATAATCTTGTCCATCAACGTAAACCTTAGCAGTGGTTGGCCCTAAAAATACTGCAATATGATGCCAATCACCAAAAGAAAGGGCTGCGCCGGAAGAGGTGGCAGTTCCATTTCCAAATTCTAAAGTCCCGTCTGGGAGTTGTTGTAAAAATGTTTTTTGAGTTCCCCCAACACCTTCATTTATAGAAAATATTGAAGCACCGGCATACGATCCGCTAACTTCAGTACCCTTTCTAAAGTACCAAAAATCTATAGTAATACCGCCAGTCGAATTTTTTCTGAATGTTTCTCCGATATCAGAAAGTCTCATATAACCAGAATCGGTAAATAATGCGTTTGCACCCACTTGCGGCACCTTAGAACTAAATCCAGATTTAATCCATTGATGGGCCAAAACAGATCCTTTAAAAGTCAATATTTGTCCTACATTATATCCTGTGCCGCCCTGATTAGAACTTACACTTGCGGAATAAAGATCGTTTGTAATAGAAATATCAAATTTTGCATCTTTACCTCTAATAGATCTTGCAGACTGATCGGAAACAGAAAATGTGTTTACAGCAACGCCAGTTATATTAGTAATTCCTGTAATACCACCAAGACTATCAATAGAAGAAATTTCAAATGCCAGATCATTTGTCGTGGTGACTCCACCCAAAGCGGTGCCGTTGATGCTTACTGTGTCTCCGACCGCATAGTCAGTACCACGTTCGGACAAGCTAGGTTCTCTAATTATATAAGATGCGCCATTTACTCTAACAAAAAACTTAGCGTTTTCGCCGGCAGTAAGATTTACATTATTTTGTGTTAAGGTAAAAATCGGATTGTGATAGGTTTTTGATAGATCCGGCAAAACGGGCGTTCCTACTAAATCAAAAGTAGATATTCCCCCTACTGGGGATATTCCATTATAAGAAAATTCTTCTATTCTTCCCGTAGAATCCACTTGCAGCACTATAATAGTAATATCATTTGCAGGCGTTGCGCCGCCTACTAAATCGCCAGGAATTGTAAAAACATCATCCTGTTTATATCCAACAGAAAGAGGTGTGTTATTCGATATAACAGAAAAAAGTCTAGGATAAGGATCCATACCTGTTGAAATATTAAAACTAGCATTCGTACCACTGATAGATGTAGTATTATATCCAGCAAGAGAATTTGATATATTTTCTTGAACAATAGAATTATAATCCGTCCCATTAGATGCTGCTGTTATTTTTACTAAAACATCATTTGTACCAGAAATTCCATTTTCTCCAAAAGCACTACCATCTATTTTTAAAATATCATTCTCTAAATATTGAAAACCCAATCCGGTGCAAACAATACTAGTTATTGAGTTATCAGTAATTGATACATCAAATTTAGCACCAAAACCGTTGCCTGATTCATATCTACCAACTTGATTTGTCAAATTGACAGGTGAAGGTAAAACTTGTGAATTTGCTGATGTTTTGCCAGCAGCGGTTGTACCCAACACTCCGCCAGTCAATCCATTGATAGAGTTTTCAACAGTCACACCAGTAATAGAACCATTCGCATCCACACTAGAAACTTGTAATATTAAATCGTTTTGATATCTAGTGTCTAGTGCATCGCTTGGATCTATATTTGCAACAGCGTAAGGCGGAGTTTCGGTAGAAACTAAAGATGTATCTATTCTGATTCCATTTAGATTAGATTTTAAATCTCTAATTTGACCTGAAAATATTACGCCATCTTTCACTGTGATAACAGAATTATCAATGCTTTCAAAATCATATAATGCAAATACAGAAGAAGATATAGAATCTATATTTTCAATAGTTACCACTGTATTTCTTGCAGTATCGTGATAAACATCCCCCGACAATCCAATATCAAATATAGTTTGGGGGCCGTTAGCAATATATTCGCTAGAAGTTGGGTTTTGATTAAATAAAACACTGTAGTCAGAGATTGCAGAAGTAGTTTTTGTTACTTTACCAGAAGCCCCGTGTCCCAATGTTCCTTCATCGACAAATTCTATATGTTCGCCGTCAATATATCCATCTCCACCAGATCCAATATTGATACTTTCCACTTTTCCTATAGATGTATGGTCAATAATAGATGCAAAACCATAACCAGAACCACTAGAAGATAGATTATAGTGTATGGGTTGATTTCTGGAATAATCACTACCGCCATTAGTTATATCAAATCCTACAACACACTCGTATAACTTTTCCTCAAATTCTGTTCCGTTTGTTTGTGAAACTACTATATCTTCTTGACTTTCAAAAGTTCCGAAAATATTTGTTATAAAATATTCTCTAACATCATATTCTCCAACTTTAAAGTCTTTGTAATATTCAACAGTAGCAGTCGCTTTCGACACTTTTCCTGTTATTCTATATGGATTTTGTATTTCTGGATTATCTAAAGAAATTGCATGTGGAATAGCACGTACAGATGTAGTGCTTTCCCAAATATTATTACTGGCCTTAAATAAGTTATCTTTTGGATAATAAATTTCTATAGGTTCATTGAAAATTGATCGGAATAAAAAATCATATGACTTTTCTGTACCTTTTGATTGATAAAAATCTTTCATAAATTTTAGAAAATTTCTTTGATTTTCGTATGTAGTTTTTTTGACGGCTACAGATTCAATCAACCTTTTGACACCATCTTCTGTATCCGCTGTAGTTGAGACATCTAAATATGTTTTTACATAAAATCTTACTTTTACAATATCATTTAACACCAAAGTATCTGGTTCGCCCGAGACGGTGACAAATTTAATAAAATTTCCTTCTATGATATAATCTGTATTTTCGACCAGTTTTACATAATCACCTGTTGCACCGTCCCGACCAATATCCGGCGGATCTAAATTATCAATATAGGATTGTAATGTGTCTCCATCTCCGCGATCAGTTGAAGTTGATAGATTTTTATATACTACAATTTCATCGACAACAGATGTGGCATCAGTTTCGCCAAAATAGTAAAAAGGATTAAAATAATTAAGTTTAAAAGATGTTGCAATTCCATCCATTAAAAATTCTTGGTCATATAAACTTTCTGTAGCGGTTTCTGCCGGATTGCCTAGTTGATTTGAATTTACATTTTCTGAATTTTTTTCGTTAATTCCCTTTATCTTTACAACATTTGGAAAAGATGAAGCGAGCTCGTTCTTATACAACGAAACAAACATTTCTAGTGTATCATCAATATCGCCATACTCTGTCATGTCACCAGTTACACCGGATGGATTATCCGATTGAGACATCCACTCATAATATAACTCTAAAAATTTTACAAACCTAGAATAATCTTCATCAGAAGAAATATAAGTTGGAAGTTGAGACTTTATGTGGTTGGCAATATTTGAAATATTTGATTTATTCATTTTTAATATCCACCACCGTATCCGCCGCCACTACTCGATCCACCACTACTTGATCCTCCACTACTCGATCCACCACTACTTGATCCTCCACTGCTCGATCCGCCACTGCTTGATCCACCACTACTTGTTCCAGAAGTACCAGAAGAAGGAGAGTCAGAATATGTTCTAGTTATAGATGTAGATCCGGTTGACGAACTAACAGACATTGATGAACTATTGAATGTGGTTGTAGTATTTCTGGACACTACGACTCTCTGCGAAGATATGTCATAATTTTCATTAAAGTCATCAGTATCTTCTATCATTGTAACATTCAGTTCGTCTAAATCTAATAAAATAATCTGGTTCCTTACTGGGAATATATCATTATTCAAAGGTCTGACAACCACGCCCAAAGAAGAAGACGCGCCGACGACACTTGCTATAGAAATATCGGGAATAGATACTGTTCCAGTTTCATAATTTATTGTTCCAGAATATAATGGAGTATAAACCTTTTCTGAAGCAGTGTTCATAGTGTGAAATCTTACTTTACCCAAACCATCATCATCAAGATAATATGCATTGTCGTTACCAGTAATATAAAATGCTTTTGAATACAAAGTTGATGGAGTTAAAGCGTTATTAAAACGGAAAATATATCTGGTAGAAGTATCTACAAATACTGTTTTCTCGTTTATCATCAAAATTTCAGTCAAGTTGTTAGTTATAGATTCATCACTTTGGTCAATTTTGGCAAGAAATTGAGAATATCTAAAGTAACTATTAAAATCATTCAGCATATTCATGTCATAATCTACAATAGATTTTTTAACAATTTCATGCAATGTAGCTTCATCCAACATGGTAGATTCGTTGTCATATTTTACTTGAGATGTAATTTTTAATTTTATAAAATCAGGATCAACAATGTCGGGTGTCAAAGTCAGTACAGAGTAATTTTTTACCAAGTTCTGTTTGATGGATTGTTTTTCTTGAGCAGAAACATAAAATCCAGAATTAGGTTTGATACTGATAAACACTTTTCCATATTCGGGCGGATCGGAATCTTCGCCGCCCCAGATATTTACAGATGATGCTTGTGGATAAATTTTAGGAATTATTGTTTGATAATCTCTGGCAGTCACAGCTCGATTCTGTCCCTCGAAAGTTTTTGGTGCATAAAATTTAATAGAGTTTACGGATTCCCTTTCGGCGCCGCCGTAGCTTCTGCCGATTATCTGCAAATTATCTTGTATATTTGCAGATTTAATATTTCTGTTTGAAGAAATAAGTTTTAAATTACCGGTCATATCATTTGCAGATGCACCCTTAGTGACTAAGTATTTTACGGTAATTATGTTTCCACTTGAAATATTAGAACCGAGGACGCCATCCCCAAAAACAATTTCATATTTTTCTTCATAAGATTCTTGTAAGAAAAATACTTTGCTGATGTCAGTCAGAGACATTGTATCGGTAGATCTTTTAAATTCTGTCAAATTACTATCTGTAACATTTGATTGAATAAACACTCTTAATGTATCAGTATCAATATCGGAATTTGATATAAGAAATTTTTGATTAGGATCTGTGGTATCCACTATCATTTTTTCTTCGACATAGGTTCCTTGGATCACTTCCAAATCAAAAATTTCATATGTGTGTTTATATGATCCATCGGCACGCGCTTGTGGAGCAAAAGTTCTATTAACACTTCTACTGACTTTTGGAATAAATTTATATTCTTCATATGTTTGACTATTGTTTTTTGAAAACATAAAAGTATTATCAATTTTTATACTACCAAAAACCGATGGGTCTTCATAATCAGAAAGGATTTCAAATGTACATGATAATGAAGCTTCAGCGGCTCGAGCAGAAGTTGGTGTATATCCCAACAATTTTGCTTTGGCCACAACATTGTCTCTCAACCTTGCGGTGTCCAAAAACATTTCATTGGATATCATATTAAGATAAAAAGAGTTATAATATGTATTGTAACTCAAAAGATCTGTAAGAGTTGACAATCCAGAACCTTCAAAATCATAATCCTTGAATGTAGGATCACTTTTCATATATTCTTTTATACTACTTTTAATACTTGAAAAATCTAGTTCGGAAATCTGAATATTTTTTGCCATCTATCTTACTCTTTTAATCCCTAACGTGTATGACAGTACCTCATTAACAGGCGGCACCGAATACATAATGGTGATATTTAGTTTATTTGAGTTACTATCTTCTTCCCAATTCCCAAAATCAACATTTTCGACTGTAATTCTAGGTTCATATTTTGTCAGTGCCATTTTTATAACTTCTCTAATATTTATCTCGTCTGGAACCGACATTTTGTCGAAATCTGTCATCAATTCAAATAATGTTTTTAACACATTACCACCAAATGCAGGCTCAAACCTCCTTTCCATTTTAGAGGTCATCAATATATTAGCAATACTTTGTTCTATGGCAGGAAATCGTGACTTATTTGGACGATCTATTTTCATTACCACATCATTACTGATGGGATTTTTCATAAATTTTAAATCAAAATCTTTGTTTGTTTCTGTAGCATATGCCATTTTAATTCCCTTATGGATTCAGATGAATTTGAGCGCCTTTGATTGTTGTATTTCCACCGCTTGTGGTGTCTATTTTTCCACCAACTTCTACGTTTACATTTCCGCCTATTTTGACATTTACATCGGCATCTACAACCACATTTACAGTACCCTTCACATGAATATTATTTTCTCCAAAAATGATTTCGTAATTGTCTTTTACTACTTTAACAACCCTAGTACCGTCCGGATGTATTTCTTCAAAAGTTCCTGATCTATGATAAGTATGTATTCTTTCTGCTCCGGGCGTGTCATCAAATTCTTGAATATGTCCAGATTCTGTAAATAATGCTTTGTTGTGTGGATATTTTGCTGCAAATGGATTGTCGGGTTCTTGAAATAAATCTGTTACGTCTTGATCTGCTATCTTTTTTGCTACAGACGGCGGTTTTGGTTGAGAACTACCACCCCCGCCAGCTTGTTGGGGTGCAACAGAATAACCATCACTAGAAGATGGAGCCTCAGATTCATACATTGCATTTTGAGTATTCCTAGAAGCACTTTGAAATTCTTCCGGAGCAACTTCCCACATCACATCTCCATCTTTCAATTTAGATGAAGCCGGACCTGTTCCCCCATCACTAGAAGTTCCGGTTTTTACTGCTCGGTAAACTTTTTGTTCTATATATTTACCATCGTCTTTACTGTTCAATAATCTTTTGGCATTTGCTTCATGGCCGCCCATTTGATTATTAACTTTATCTCTAACAGTTCCCTTTGCGCCTCCATTACCCGCATCAGATCTTCCATAGTATTTTTCACCAACACCACCCGCATTAATCGCAGAGTAAATTTCTAATCTACCCATACCATTTTTCACACCATGTGCCCGTAAGAATTTTACAACTGCGCCGTTGGGCCCAAGTTGTGTATCAATCGCGGTTTGTTCTGTACTAAAATCAACACCATATTTTTTAGCTTGGGGTTCGCCAAATTGAATGACGCCACGGTGTTGACCCCATGCTTCTGTCTTTGGTCCCACCCGTCTGGCGTCCCATCTACCACCCATCTCGTAAGACATGACAGTACCGAAGTCTAATGCACTACACTGCATTGCAGCAGCAGCTGTAATGATGCCAGTCCTAAATGTATATGGAGGTAGACTTCCGATTTGATTTTCTTGCAGTTGTGGAGAACGCACTAAGTCTCCCTCTGAATAGTCTGTGCCAGCTTTCCATTCGGAGACATCTAAACTAGGAGCAGCCCCAACATCTTCACTAGATTTTGGTTGAGGCACATCATAAGTGCCGGTGTTACCAGTGGGAGCTGATGTAGAAGGGGAATACTCTAAAGGAGTTCCTTCTACTGTAGATGCGGTACTCTTAGAATCTTGACTTCCTGTTTTTGGGTCTGGTACAATACCATTTCTTTTTATAGGTACTGTGCCGCGCTCACCACTTGCCATACTGAAATGCATTGCGTCTTTGACACTATTCCAATCACCGCCCCAACCTAGACCATATTTCTTAGCCATTGTTGAAGTACCCGCAGGCATATCACTTTCGAATGTTTTTTGATAAGGATTTTCAGCGGGGTTGATATCTATCGCAACACCAGATGCGTGATAACTCCATTTTTTAGACCCCCTACTTTGTCTATGGACGTATCCGCCCAGACTATAAATAGTATATCCATTTGGATGATTTGGAGCGGGTGTTCTTTCAAATTCATTTATAAAGTTTTGAAAATTCTTTGCATAGATAGCTGCAACATATGTACTCTTACCATTTTTAGATGTAATTTTTGAAAGTCGTTCTCTATTATCTGCATCATTTGGAGTACCAGATTGATCTGGACTTGCACTATCATTTCCTTTATTATGATTGTCGTTTGCTTCGGAGGCGCCGCTTTCACTCGAAGTAACTCCAGCTCCAGTTGCAAGTGGATTTACATCACTCTGTCCAACTAAAGTACCACCTTCAACATTTGCACTTCCTTCTGCTGGATAAGAACCATCGGGAGATTTTATAGAACTAGCATTCGGTTTTCCATAAATTGTACCCCATACAATAGGGTCCTGAGCATTCATTCCATCTCTGAAAAATCCCATAACCCACGCGCCCGGCAAAGCACCTGTTGGCGATTGTCCAACACCACCGATCGCCGCGCTCGTTATCGGCATAATTGGCGGGGCCCAAGGTAATTTATCTGTCGGAATTTTGGACTTATCATCACTATGAAATCCAAAAATACGGACACGAACTCGACCTAAGGCCTCTGGATCATTGACATCTTCAACAACGCCCTGCCACCAGACCAATCCCTCAGTACCAGTAAAAAGATTCATTTACCACCGCCTCCTGTCAATGTTGGTACTTTCGATGGTAAAACATCATTGAAACTATCCTTGACTAATTCTAAATCAGTGGTATATTGATCGCCAGATAGTTTATGTCTGATTCCTGTTATCAAATATTTTCCACTATAATATTTATCTTTCCATTCTTCGCCCATATCAAGTCTGGTAAAGAGGGGTAAGGTTAGATTTACTGTGTCGCCCACCACAAGATCGCTGTCGCCATAGACCGACATTTCGCATCTAATATTATTCATAAGATTTGTATAAAACAATCTCTGTCTAAAAATTTTCTCTTGATTATACATCGGCCGGCCTTCTTTGATTTCTACTTCCGGTACTACAAATCGTACTGAAGTATCATCATCGACTTTCATATATTGTTTTCCCTTTCCCGAAACATCAAACATCGGCCCTGATGTGTTTTTGTTGTCTTTATCATAATTCAAATATTTGTATTCTTCATGATCTTCCCACATACTATGTTCTAGATCCGTTTTAGTTCTTGTGATCATGTCTACGACAGAAACTTTTGATGCAAAAACACCATTAGAGATATTATCCAAAACCGAAAAGTTAGAAAGAAATTTATAAGTGATAGCCTTTTTATTTTCTACATTTGCATCCAATAATTCAAGACCATCCGTTCCAGCATTCTTATAAGAACCGAGGCTAAATTCGTTCTTAGGTTCTTCTTGTGTCAACATTTCCATAGGTTTCATCACATATTTTTTACTGGTTTCGTAAAACATATAAGATGAACTTTTATATTCTTCGTGAAATGCCTTTCCACACAAAAAAGAAATTGCTTTCATAGGTGTCATATTAGGAATCACGACTCCAATTTCTTGGTCATACTTATCTTCGCTGGGTTCAAATTCAAATGTTTTTTTAGATTCCAATCTCTCAAAACATTTTTCTGCGATTTCTGTAGCACTACCTTCAAAGTATTCAGATATTCTTTTTTCAAAATTCGTTATCATATCTTCGGAAACCAATTCCAAATTATAAGTCTGTGTACCAACAGAACTTTCTAAATCTGTAATTTTATTGACAATCATTTCAAGTTCTGTAAATTCTGTTAACCCCTGTGTTACATAAGATATTAATACCTTTTCCTGTCCTATAATGGGCAAAAAGTTGAGAACTCCACTAGCATCTTCTAAAGTCAATTGTGCCGTTATTGAAGGAGAAAATAAGTCCTCATAAATATTAAGAGATTTATAAGTGCCGAAAACATCCAATTCAAAATCGTTATGAGAAATTATAACCATTTTTTTTATTTCACACAACCCATATGTTTGATTAACACTCATTATGCAACAATCCCTTCCCAGTGTTCTAAGAATTTGCCTAGGAGTTGTTTTTTCATAATTCTAATATTTCTGTTTTTTTCGTTTTTTTCTTCTTCGAATGAAAATTTAGACTGCATAGTATATAAATTTTTCTTTTCAGTCGTCAACATAGAATATGTAGCAGCTGTTATAATATGTCCATTTATGGTATGGGCAAACTTGTGGGGAGTTTGCATTGCAGTAAGTAGTCCCAGTTCGATATCATATGAAATATCTGATTGTGGATTTAATAAATTCCAACCATCTATAAAATTGGTTTGGTTGGGGGTTGTCTGCATTCCATTCCAGACATAAAAATTATCTTTAATTTTTACTACTTTGCCCATCACCATTCCGTTTAAATTTTGTAATGCGTTTCTATCACTTTGGCTAACATATGGAACATCTTCCAGATTTCTAATTCTAATAATATTAGACATATTTCTGTTATTATTTGAATCATATGGTCGAGTTCTATCTGAAGAATAGTATAATATATCTGGAGCATCTTCAGGAATTTTGAAGGTTATGTGTCGAGAACCAAAAAACTTTTTTTCGGTCAGTCCATTAACATATATACCATAATAATTATGTGGTTTCCAATAATTTTTTCCATCATCAGTTGTCAAATAAAAAGTGTCATCAGGAGAAAAATTTATTTTAAATGTATAAGTACCACCACGAAATAGTACAAGTTCGGGATCTATAATATTATTAATTAAAAAGTGACTCGATTTTTCGGGGTCGTTCCAATCATTACATGATATATTAAATTCGACCGAACTAGGTGTTGGAGGCCCAATGCGAGGTAAAGGAAACCAATTTTGAGTTATACTGTCCCACCTGACTCCCCTATCAATACTTTCGTCATAAACTATCTGACCATTATAATTTCCAAACGAGGTGTTTCCATTTTTGGGCAATAACGGTGCTGAGACCATTCGTTTTAATTCTTGAACATTTTTTGGAATGTATTTTTTAGCAACATAATCTCTTAACATGGGTTCTGACTTGGGCAATTCTTCATAAATATCCATCAAGTTATTATACATTAAGATCACCCAACTATATTTTGAATCCCCATAATATTGTGAAGCAATACTTTCTAAAGTTTGGCCAGTTTCTATAGTATGTATTAAATAATTTTTAGGGTCATCTTTATAAGAGTCTATAATATATGCAAATCTAAAAATATTTTTAGATTCTATAGGTCTATTATCAAGGTTAATATCATATTTAATATTTGAAATTTTATTAAACATTTTTTAAAATCCCCCCAGAGCGTCAATTTTGGATACAACTTGCACTTCTTGAAATGTTAATGTAAGATTTATGAGCGCTGGGGCCGGCGCTTCGCCCTTGTCACTCTGAAACATTGCGAACTGTCCATTACCGCCATATGATACATCACACCCTGTGCAGACTGACGGTTTTATCTTGTTAAGATATTCGGTAGGTTTTCCATCAATCATATATTCTATGCTAAACCAATTGGGCGCTTTGAAAGTATTCCCATTACCTTTAATTTCGGGTAACATTTGAATCCTAAAAAATTTAATTATTTTTCTCAACATATCCGATTCGTCCCAAGACTTAGGCAAAAATTCATAAGCATAACTAAAAGTCCTAAAGTCTACTCCCTCAAATAAAACAGTCCGGTTTGCGGCGCCAAGGCCTGCTTTGGCGTTGACCTGCGCGGCAACAGCGCCGGTATCACCTAGTTGTTGACCGCCTTGTCCAAGGATCTGAGCGAGAAGATTTCCACTGACACTACTGGCATCATCA